CGTTTATTTTGAGCCAGTCGGCGCTCGAAATGCACCAGAAGCGTGGCAGAAAATGCGGTGAAAACCGCTTTAACGCCGGTTCAATGTCACCACAAACCCGCCAAGATCGGGGGCCCGGGAATTACGGGCCGGTGGCTTCGCGCGGTTCCAGTCGGGCATACACCCCGAATCCGGCCGCGGTGATGCTGTGATCGGCGCCCCAGGTGCCTCGCCAGCCGATTGAGCCATTGACGGACACCACGACATCGAGGTTCGGGTCGTCGGGCAGGATGTTCACGAAGGCCGTGGCGGCAGACTCGGCCGGAACCCGGCCAAATTCGTGCTGGGGTTGCTGCGCCTGCACCTGGTCGAGCTGCGCAACGACCAGGGCGAGCACGGCGGCCTTGGTGGCGGCGCGCACGGTGAATGAGTAGGACACGGCGTGGATTCCTTTCGGGGGTGATGGCCTCAGCGAGGCGACTTCAGGGCACCAGTGACAGCCGCGCTGAGTTCGGCATTGGCCTGGCGGCTGGAGGGGCTGCTGCCAAAGCAGTAGCTGTTGGCCTGCTGGCTTTGAGCAAGCACCCATTGCACGGAGGCGCCGATCAGGCTGCCCAGCATCGCGGCAATGCCTGCGTCTACCTTGACATCCCACCGGCCGCTCATGAGCAGAAAGCAGCCGACGATCACGATGGCGATCAGTAAATAGCTCAGCGCGTTGATACCGTAGGCTAGGCGCAGCACGCCGGTCTGCTGGGCATGCGCCCTTCGGGCCGAATCGATGTCGGCCAGGTAGGCTTTTGTCGTGCCGGCCTCGATCTGCAACTCCTGCACTTCGAAGGACCGCATCTGCACCTTCAAGTCGGCGTCGATCTGGCTCAGCACGGCAATCTGCTCTGGCGTGGCAGCGGCCATCGCCTTGTCGACGGCATCCTTCGTTGGCGCGACGGTTGTGCCCAGCGCGTCGCCGATGGCGCTGGCCGCGGCGGTGACCATTGCGGGCACGCCGCCGGTGACCAGCGCGCCCAGGAACGGGAGAGCCTTCTTCCAATGGACATCCATCACGCGATCCTCGGTTGCCTGCCGGCCTGCAGGTCGGCGATAGTCAGGCCGTCAGTCATCTGGAAGTGGGCCATCTCGCGCAGCTCGCCTTTCCAGCGGCCGGCCCATTCCAGGCCGCACTGTTCGCCCAGTGCACCAACCTTGGCCCACAGCACGCCATCCCGACCGCTGGTGCGCCACACCGGCTTGCCGGCCAACAAAGGCACCACGTCATAGGCAAGACGCCACTGGTGCCAGGACTCGCCGCCCCTGGCGTTTGTGACGATATTGCCCGGCGTGGTTCGGCCCTGTGCGAAGAGCACGTCCTGTTCGGCTGCGCTGCGAAAGGTCTGCGTCACGAGCAGGTCAATGCCTGCAGCCGCGCAGGCCGCCGCGTGCGATCGGCACATGGCGGCCACGCGTGCGTGGAGGTCGTTGATCTCTCGGCTCATGGGGTGGCTTCAGCGGCCACGAGACTGTAGAAGCCCGCCTCTGCCGCGTCTTGGTGAATCACTTCACTCTCCCCGCCAGCGGTACAAAGCGGCTGGTGTCCAGTAGTTGCGTGGCCGTGGCCGATTCGAGCTTCTCCACCGCCAAAGCTGGGCCGAATCCGGTCTTTGCGTTCGGCTGCAGGATGATCGTGCCCAGGCGCGGCTGGCCCTGGCCCGGAAGTTCTCCTTGCGGCACCACCACCAGCACCTGGTTGACACGATCCCAGAGCACCGCGCGGTAGTTGCGAAGTTCGATGGGCAGATCATCGACCCAGGCTTTCGGCCAGGTCTGTTCGAGCTTGCCACCGGAGAGCTGTGTATCGAAAACGCCCACGGCCGTGGACGCCACCTGCAGATCGGGCACGGCGCTGGCCAATCCGTCCAGCGTGGCGCTGTCCAGGAATCCGACGATCTGTGCTTCGCCTTTGGGCACCGCCGCCGCTTCGGCGCTGCCGCGAAACGCCTTCCAGCGCTCTGCAATGGCCGTTTGATAGGCCGGTGAGATGGTCTTGTCCACCAGCAGCCCCTGCAGATCGCGCGGCAGGCGGGCCAGCTTGTTGCCCAGGGCCACCTCGGGGTTGACCCACGCCTTGCCGACGTTGTGATCCCAGCCGGGGTCGATGCCGACCGGCACCATGTCAGTCGTGGCGCCGTCGCGGTTGACCACGTTGCGCATCTTCAGATCGAAGGGCTTTGAGACCTGCAGGTTCTTGCGGTCCAGGTCGTCCTGGCTGTAGGCACGCACCGTGCAGCGGCAGTTCCACCCGTTGGGCGGATAGTGGGTCTGCCAGAAGGCATCACCCACCGGGAAGATCAGCCCGTTCCACTGGCGGTGCTGCTTGCGCACGCGCGCATCGCCCGCGGTGCGGTATTGCAGGAACGGCCGCCGGTCGGCGTTGGCCTCAATCTGCGCCCAGCGGCCTGCCATGTGGGCCGAGCGCATGTTCGCGTTGAAGATGACACTCGTGCGCCAGCCGCGCTTGCCCTTGTACGCCCAGCCTGTCTTCTGCACCGTGGCGTCGAATTCCTTGCGGAACTGCGTCAGCGTGGTGCCGTTTGCCACCGCGTTGACCATTGCCTGGTGCAGGTCGTCCACCACATCCGCGGTGGTGCTGCCTGCTACCGTGAAGACCTTCGCATGCACCGGCCCGGCCAGGTCATCCCAGGCCACGCTGGCCTCGGGCAGCTTGCCCTTCAGGTAGCTGATGGCCTCATCGAAGCGCACGCCGAAGGGCCGGGCAAAAATTTCGTCGGCCATCAGAGTTTTGCCACGTCTTGCTCAACGGCCACGATGGCCAGCGCCACCAAACCGCGGTAGCCCAGCGCGTCCACCACGGCGGTGAGCGTGGCGACGCAGCGGTTCACCTTCGCCTGGTCTTCCTGCGGTAGCTCTGCCACGGCCTGGCGAAGGCGCATGAGGTTCGCCTTGTCCTGCTCATTCATCACGCCACCTTCGTGGCCGCACCGGCCAGGATGGAATACCGCAGCGATCGCTCCAGCACCTCGCGCACCGCTTCATCGTCCATGGCACCGACCATCTTCTCCAGGTCGATGACGAACTCTTCGAGCGTGCGGCCGTCCGCTTCGTACTGGGCCAGCATGCGGGCCACCGGGGCAATCATCTGGTCCTCGATCGCCTGGTCGGCCGCCTCGGCGGCCAGCGCGATGGCTTCGTCCTCCGTCATGCCGCCGGCCTTGGCGAACTCGAAGCCGGCGATGCCTGAGAAGTCGGCCGCCTTGTCGGCGTTCAGAACCTTGCGGCTGGCATACATCGGCGCAGCATCCCCCGCGCTGGCGAACTGCGTGCCGTCACCGCCGCCGGGGTCAGGGTTCGTGTCCGCCTTCGTCGGCGCGGGCTTTGCGCCGGCCGGGCCCGGCGCGGGCGGTGCGCCCACCACCGGTGCGGCCACCTGGCGCGGCTGCAGCTCATCATCGGGGGTTTCCGCCTCGGGGATGCCCAGTTCCTGCAGCATGCCTTTGCGGCTGGGCCTGGCGCCCATGTTGGCGGCGATCTGGTACGTCTCAGCACGGTCCTTGCCGGCGTTCTCGTGCTGAAAGAACTCCAGCGTGGGCGGCGCGATCCCGTCGCCGAAGTTGAACAGCGTGACCCAGCGGAAGATGCTGCCCATGCTCTCGGCCGCGATGTCGCGCACCGAGTCGTCAATGCTCTCCTGCCGCTTCATCGCGGTTTCGCTGGCTGCCCGGGCACCGGCGCCCTGCAGCTCGGCCACCATCGCCTGCCCGGTGAGCGCCTTGCTCATCTCCCGGTTGGCCAGGTCGATGAGGTTCTCTTGGGGCAACCCACCGCTGCTGTTCTTGGGGGTGAGCAGTTCCAGCCCCGTGCCCTCGGGCGCCACCACGTAGCCGGCCTCCACCATGTTGGCCAGCGCCTTCTCCAGCAGCGCGATGTCGCCATCATTCGTGCCCATTGGATAGCGGCCTACCGGCCAAGGCAGACCGTGCCGCTCGCAGTACTTCACGAAGTAGCGCCAGCCGCCGGTCTTGAAGGTCCAGGGCCAGAAGCACGACGACAGCACCGCCACGCCGTAGGGGTTCACGCTGTCGGCCATGTGCCGGCTGATGATGAACTGGTAGGGCTCTACTGGCTTGCCCAGCGGCGCATCGCGCGTGATGAGCAGCGGCTCGCCCAGGGAGTTGAAGACGAAGCGCCGGGCCGGCCTGTCAAGCACCTGCTCAGGAAGGTACTTGCCGTCCTGCAGCGTGTACGGCGTCTCGTGCGGCCTGTAGCCCGTCATGAACGAGCTGCTCATCTGCCACATCACCTCCAGCCAGTCGGCCAGCGGGTTGGGCCTGCAGCGCTCCATCCACTGCTCACACAGTTCCAGCGCGGCCAGGCTCTTGCTGTCGCCTTCGTCGCCGGCATTCAGCCGGTAGCTGTGGCTGCGAAAGTTCCCGCGAATGCTGCGGATGTCGCCCAGCACATGCGGGTCTGCCGCGATGCTGTAGTACACCTTCTCGGCCTGGCCCATCTGCCGCAGGATGGGGTCGGGGTTGGGGAGCGCGTACAGCGTGCCGAAGAAGCGCTGCGGGTCGGTGTCAGGCCCGGCCAGGCTCTTGCCCAGCCAGCCGCTGAGGCTGCGAATCAGCCCCTTGAAATTGGTTTTGCTCATGATGGCCTGCTGATGCCCTTTTCGGTGCGCTTGCCCATGCGGATGCGGGGAATGCCGCCGGCCCGGCTGAGGCACAGGCGCCAGAGCATCTGCACCGCGTCAGGGCCGTCGTCGTGGTCGGCTTCGGGCCAGTGGCGCGTCTGCGTGTTCAGCACGGTGTGGCGCTGGTGGAAGAGGATCAGACCGTTGTTGACGTGCGGCGCCACGGCCTCGATCAGCAGATCCTTGTCGCTCGGGTTGTTGATGCCGATCGCCGGGATCGGCACACCACGCTGAGCCGATTGCAAGACGATCTGCTGGCGGAAATATTCCTGAAACGCTGTGTCCTCGATGCCCCATACGATGCAGTGGTACTCCTGCTGGAAGGCGATGAGCTTCTCTAGCTGCAGCTCCGGCCGCATGCGGGCCACCGCTGCCTCAACGATGCTCAGCTTGGTGATGTCGCGCCGAAAGCCGCCCACCAGAATTGCCGCCGGGTCGCCCTTGCGGCCCATCTTGCCCAGGCTCGGGTCCAGAACGCCGTGGAATATCCACTTGCCATCCGGGTGCACCCAGAACTGCATGTTGGTGAAGCATGAGTTCTCGTCGTTTGTCGGGTCGTTCTGGTGCTCGCAGTCGAAGGCATGGTGATCCTCGGCGCGAATCTTCATCAGCTCCAGCAGCGGGCGCACCGTGGGCCAGCTGACAATGGCCCCGCGGTCCATCTCGGCCTTGTTCTGCGCGTAGAAGGCGTCGGCCGCGCTGATGACGCTGGCCTGCTCGACCTGGTCTTCGTCGTCCGAGGCGGCTTCGTTGATGAACAGCTCTTCCCACTGCTGCCACAGGTCCATGCGGTCGGGCCATCGCACAATGCTCTTGAACTTGCGCCGCACCCAGCGCGGCGCCCTGTGGAAGCGGTTGGCCACCGAGTCATAGTGCAAGATCGTGTTCAGGCCCAGCACATCCATCGTGCCCTCGGGCGGCCCGAGATTGAGCACCGTCATCTTCACCCAGCGCTCCAGCTTGTTGCGCTGGACCAGGGAACGAACGTTCTCGTCGTTCTCGATGTCGTCCAGAGGCACCAGGTCAGGCCGGTGCGGGCCGTGGCGGATGCCCCGCATCTTCTTGGCGCTGCCGAAGGCTTGCACCTTGCGGTTGTTGGCCGTGAGGATCACGCCGGCCTTCCACACCCGGCCCCGGCCCGTCTGCTGCGGGTAGTCCATCGCCAGCCGCGGGTTGTCGGTCAGCTCGGTCTTGATGGCTTCCACCATCGTCACCGCCTGGTCCCAACTGTCCATCACGATGGGGATGTAATGCTTCCGGCCGGTGATGACGCACCACAGCGGCAACAGCATCGACCCCAGCGTTGACTTCGCCTCACCGCGAGGCGCACTCAGATTGATGAGCTGCCCCGTCGGCCGGTCTATCAGCAGCGGCACGTTGTCGTAGAACCACTTCTGAAACAGGCTTTCATCGGCCTTGATGTAGTGCGGAAAGTACGTGCGGCAGAAGAACCTGAAGTCGCCCTGCGCCCGCGTGGCGCGAATGTCCCTGGCTGCTGCGTCGGTGTCGAAGCCATCGCACTCAGCCTCAATCAGCGTGCGCTGCGCGTCGGCATAGGCCGCCAGCTCTTCCAGGAAGTCTTTGTCGCGCAACTGGGCCCGGCGCATCAGGTGGCCCCGCTGGAGAAGTGGCGCATCAGCTCGGGGCCGAACTGCTCTACCGCATGCACGAACTGCGGGCGCAGCTTCGGGTGATGCTTGGCGAACAGGTCCGTCAGCACCTTGATCACGTCCAGCGCCGTGGCCAGGCGGTTGCTGTTCGGGCTGCCGCGCGTAGAGGCCGAAATGGCCTTGCCGTAACCGTCCATCAACTGCACCAAAATCTTGCCCCGATCGGCTGGCTTGATCTTGTGGTCGGCCTTCAGCGCCTTGATGGTGGCCACAAACTGCTCAGCCAGCTCTGGCAGCACCTGGTTCACCAGCTCTTCGACGCCGCTCTTCGTCATGCGGCGCGAAGCGCGCGCGATGTCCCAGTCGTCACCGGCCTCGGCTTCCTGGCGCTTCCAGGTGCGCGCGGTGTTGTAGGGCACATTCGCTGCGCTGGCGGCCGACGTAAGTGCCATGCCCTGCACGTAGTTCGCGCGCACCTTCTTGCGGACAGCGGTGTCGTAGGCCACTGGGCAGCGTGGCCTAGTTTGCGCCCTTGGCCAGCGCCACGGCGGCGCTGACCAGAGCGCTGGCCCCAGCGGCAATGCCCGCTACGCGGATGGCTGTGCCGCGTTCGTTTCTCTCAAGCGTGCCAAGGCGCGACTCATGCCCGGCCAGGCGCCCCTCTACGGAATGGCGCAGGTCATCAATTCGGCGGTTCGTTGCCTCACTGTTCATGTGAAGCTGCTGGGAAATCTGCTGCAACTGACCCTTCACCTCGGCCAATTGAGCCAAGGCAACGACGTTTATGTTTTGTTCAGACACGGGTGAGCACCTTTCGATCTGTCAGGTTGAAAAGCGGGAACGAAGAGACAGCAGCGGCAGCGCCAGCGCGGCGCGGCAGGCGGCGCACTGCTCGGCCTTGGGTGCCGAGGCGCGTTCATCTGGCGGAATGGTTTCGCCGCAGGTGTCACACTCAAGCGGGCCTGCGCCATGCAACGCACGGGCTACGGCGTGGCGCGCATCGGTGCGGTCTACGGCGTCAAGCGCCGCCACCAGGGCAGCGCGGCGGCGGCGCATGGCCTGTGTGGGAACGTCGTTCATGCGGGGCCAGGCGCCGAGAGGGCAATGCTGGCCAGCAGCAACAGGATGCCGAACACCTCAGCCAGCACGAACACCAGCACGGCGGTCACGACGGGGCGCGGTGGTGCGGTGCTCGAATAGGGTTCATGCATGGTCTGACTACCTCGGGGGCTGACGGCAAAACAGGGTCAGCAATCAGTGTGGGCAATCAGCCGCGCGCGGTCTTGGTGAAACAATTCACCTAGCGGCGGGAGCCGCGCGCGCGCGAGCATGGGCGCATGGACGAACCAACGTCAAAGCACCACGCGCCTGAACGTATCCGCGGCGTCTAAGGCGACATCCCGGCGACCGAGTTTTCTGCTATCCCCCAGAGTGAGCGGGTGGCGATGGTGCGCAAGGCAGCCAGGTGCTACAACGGCCCGATTTCATGGCGTGGAGACCCGGGATTGGCGTTCCGACCATGTACGCGCTGCAGCTAGCCCAGGTAGGACGGTTGCTCTGAAGAGAGCACCGTCTGGCGGCCCGTTCGGTAGACCCAGGCGGGTCTGCCGGGACTGCACGAGCATGGGCAGCATGCCAAACCGTTCGGGTTGCCGCCCACGCTTTGGAGATGGCGTAGGTGAGCGCGCGGCCTCCCGCCGCGACATCGGTAGAGGTACAACAAGATCATGAGTAGCGGTCGTTTAAAGCGGAAAGCCTTCGAACCCACTGATGTGGCTGTTCGCGCAGCGGTTCAAGACCTGCGGGAGGTGCGCGACGCGTACCGCACTGTCGAGATACTGCTGGACATCCCGACGCCCGCAGAGGTGCCCGCCTTGATGGTCGAGCGCGACCGTCTGGCGGGCCTGATGCGGTTGATCAACTCACGCTTCGACGCCGATCTGGCCCGGGCAGAGACGGCGGTGCGCGCGGTCTAGTTCAATGGCCTCGGGAGAGGCGCCAGCGCGCGGCAAGTCTTCATCTCTTCACGGTCCTTGGCCTTTGCTTCGGCCGTGGTCTGCCATTGCATGTTCGAAGGTGCGTCGGCGCCGCCCGCGCAAAGCGGGATGATGTGGTCCACGACGTAGCCCGGGCAGGGGCCCTTCGGTTCGCCAGTGGCTGGGCAAATATGGGCGCGCTTGAACTCAGCGACAGTCGTAGATGAACGTCGCGGCGCCACAGTCGCGGTTGTAGCAGTGCCGCATGCAGTCACCTGAATCGCGCACAACAGACTGCAGGTTAGGCTGGACCCATAGCGACGGGCCACGACCTAAGGGCCCATTTCCCGCGAGTAGACGCGCCGATATAAGCTCTTGGCCTGGGCCATTGCGGCAGCGCCCTGGGTGGCGTCAAGCTGCCCGCAAAACACCTGAAGGTTGTTGATGTCCGTTTGATCGACTCGTTCGTTTCCTGATCGGACGATCACATGCCGCCAAGCACAGGCGAGCAACTCGTTCCTATCCTGGCCCCTATATGGCGCTGAGCTGTATCCGTAAGCGAGGTTCCGCTGGGCGATGTAGTCGCCAGCAAGCGCTTTACTTCGAACCGATTCGAAGTCTTGAGCCTGTGCAGTGGTGAAGCTCCAAAGTGCCAGTGTCGTCAGCCAGAGTCTGCTGTTCATCTGCGAGTCACTCCCCGTCTACCAATCGTGCATCGACGCCACCACGCGTCCGATGATGGCGAAGTCGTCGTTCTTTGTCAGGTCAACATCGTAGGGTGCAAAGGCGGGGTTGGCGCTGCTGATGCGCAGCACCCCACCAGGTAGCTGCTCGCAGTACTTGATGAGCAGCTCTTCGCCCTGTCGGATCCCATACACGTAGCCGCTCCGCGGCTTGGTGTCTGACTGATCCATCAGCACCAGGTCACCATCGGCCAGCACGCCCTGCATCGAGGTTCCGACAACCTTGACAGAGCGCACCTGTGCGGGCGCAAGTTGGCGCGCTGCCAGCCAGGCAGCGCTGACGCAAGGGGCGTCGACGTTGTAGGCGGCGCGCTCCTCGTTCACTGCGGGGCTGGTTGACCAGGCGCGGCCGTCCAGGCGCGGAATTGTGACCGTGCTGCTGGTCACTGGCAGAGGTGCGCTCGCTCGCCCTGTCACCACGTACAGCACATCCACCCCAATGGCTGCCACCGCGGCTAGATACCCGGCGTCAGGTGATCGCCTGCCCGATTCGTAGTTGATCTGCGATGTCTTGCTGACGTGCGCAGTCTCTGCCAACTCCACCTGAGTGAGTCGCAGACGTTGCCTTTCAGCGCACAAGCGCTGGCCGATTAGCACGTTGGTTGACATGGAGAAGGCACTTAGCGACCTATGCACAGTGAATTATCAGTTAACGATCTGGATTGTCGCAGGCGTTCAACCCAGGAGACCACCCCCTAAAGAGCCGGATTGATGATGTTCGAGTGTGCGTTTGTTGCGCTCCTTTTTTGCTTCATCTATTGCAAGTGCCGTTTCGTTGCCCTATAGTCCATCGCAGGTAATTAAACGCGTAATGACAGACATAGGAGTAGCGCACTTGAGAACGCAGCACGCAGCCAGGTCAACGAACGCAGCCCCGCTCACCCCGGATCAAGCGAAGGCGCGTGTCTACGAAAAAGGCATGACGCTGAAGGAATTTGCCAAGAAGCAAGGGCTGAACTACCGCACCGTCTCCGAAGTTATCCGCGGGGTGAACAAGGGTCTTTTCGGTGAAGGCCATCGCGCTGCCGTCGCGCTTGGCATCAAGCGGGGATGACCATGGCCAACACCAAGTCAACCACCACCGCCCTTGCGCCCGTCCAGGCCAAGCCGGCCGACGTTGGCCGTTTTGAAATCCCACCCAGTCCGAACGTTCGGACTGAACAATTCGACCAGTCCGGACGCGACCTGGCGGTCTGGCTTCAGATCGACCTTTCCGCCAGTCCGAACGTTCGGACTGAGCGCGCGATGCAGGCCTACAACATGGCCACGCATCACATGGTCGAGGCTGGGTTGCTGTTGTCCAGCGTCCATGCCGAGGTGGGGGCTGAGGCATTCGCCGCGATCCTGGAGGAGCGCGGCATGGCCAAGCAGCGCGCATCCGAACTGATGCGCGGCGCGGCGCTGGTTGCGCGCCTGCCCGTGGAGCAGCGCGAGCAGGTGATGGCGCTGCACAAGACCAAGGTGGTGATGCTCGCCAACGCCAGCCCGGCCGCCCAGGAAGCTGCCCTCGACGACGAAGAGATCGACCTCAACCTGATCGGCGTGCGCGCCCTACGCCAGCGCATCAAGGATTTGGAACGTGGCCTCAAGGACACCGAGGTCGAGCTTGAAACGTCCGAGGCCGAGGCCGTCGCCCTGAAGAAGCAACTCAAGCGCGGCCTGCCCGACCGCCAGGACGGAATTCCGCACGCCATCGCCGACCTGCGCGCCGAGGTGATGGTGATGCAAAAGCGGGCCGGCTTGGCTGTGGACGGCCTTCGCGCCGCCGGGGCAGAGCTGGAAGAGTTTCTCCATGTCGATGCTCAACACGACGCCGCAGACGCCACTCTGCGCCTGGCCGTGGCTGCCGTGGCCGCCGTGCGCCTGCAGATCGACGGCGTGATGGCTCGCTACCTGGACATGCTGCCCGGCCGCGACCCCGTGCCCGTGACGCAGAGCTACCTCACCCCGCAGGAGTTGGGTGAGACCGCCGAACGCTTCAAGGTCTTGGTGGCGGCTGAGAAGCTGGAAAAAGCCCAGCGCGAATGGGATCGTGCCAAAGATCGCCCGCAGAAGGTGGGTCGGCCCACCAAGCGGCCTGGGGGTGAGGCATGAGCCCCGCTGCCCTTCGTGCCCGTGTGGCGGCTAACGGTCGGGCGTTCCTGGATTGGGCCCTGTCGCAGGGCCTCACTCAAACGGACTCGGCCCCCAGTCCGGCGGCCACCACAAGTCCGCGTCCGAGTCGTCCTGCAGCTCCTGATGCATGCCCGACAGCGTGCACAGCAGGTCTGGCCCATCGTGATGCATCGGCAGATGCAGCCCGTGCTCCACAAACGGCCGAAGCAGGCGCAGTGCTTCTGCACACATCTGCCAGACACCCAGACACATGCGGCTGCGGTGTGTCGGACTTGTTGAGTCGGTTTTCACGCAGTCCGGCCGATGAGCGTCGCATCCGTGGGCAGGCGGCCCGCTTTTGCCCCGTCGCGCGGGCTCAGCGGGAGCAAATGCGTAGCTTGCGATATCAGAGCAGTGCTGTTCTCGCCATGCGCGCCAAGAGGTCCAACCACTGGGCGTATCAGCCTCTAGCCAATGCCGCAGGCTGGCTATTTCGGCACGGCCTACAGCGGCTTGGGCAGCGCGTTGCAGATCTGCGATATCGCCTGCCTGCCGTGGCAAAGAAGAAGGGTTCGATGTCATGAGCGCATTGAAGCACTACTGCGGCTGGTGCGACCACGTCAGCAGCCATATCGGCTTCGGCCCGCACGCCTGCCCGGCTTGCGACCAGGAGCTTATGCCCGTGTTGGTGTCGGACGAAGTTGATCGCGTGGTGGCCGCCGCGTTCGACCGGCCACGCAACCCGCGCAGCGTGGAATACCGCGAAGGCGTGCGCGCGCTGCTGATGCACCGCGCCACCGGCGGCCGGCTGCTCTGCCACTTCACCGTGGGCACGGCGCAGGCCGACGCCTTCTTCGCGGGCGTTGAAGAAGGCAAGGCGCTGTGGCAGGCGCAGGGCGCCAGCCTGCGCAGCGCCGGGTGACGATATGGTTGCCCTGCTCAAGCTCGTCTCAGACGTTCGCCAGATGAGCGACCTGCCCGTGGCTCTGGGTGCCAAGCCCTGGGACGCAGCCACCGAGGCCAAGCGCCGCGCGGCCGAAATGCGCCAGGCCGTCATCGCCCCGCTGGCCGCGCTGGTTGAGGGCGGCGCCAGCATGAACAACGCCGTGCGCCTGGTGCTGGCCCAGGCCGCTGCCGGCTTGCTGGACCCCGCCGTGGCCCACGCCATGCAAAGCGCGGCCACGAAGGAAGGCGAAGACGCGCCCAGCTTCGCCACCCTCAAGCGCTGGCTGGGTGACTACCTGCGCTGCGGCAAAGACGGCCTGGCCTACGGGTGGGACCAGCGCGCCGTGGCCCTGTACAACAGCCCCAGCAAGCCCGGCTTCGCCGACGTGGCCTGGCGCCTGCGCAGCGAAGGCTTCGCTGACGCCACGGAAAGCCGCGTCAAGCGCTACCTGAAGGCCCTGCCGGCCACGCTGGGGGAGAAGAGCCCAGCGCGCATAGGCAAACACCTGCACCGGCTGACCCGCCAGAAGTACCAGCGCCGCAACCTCGATGAAGTGCTGGTGGGCGAGATTTACGCCGGTGACGGCCACACCGTTGACTGCTACGTGGCCCACCCGAACACGGGCAAGCCCTTCCGCCCTGAGCTGACCTGCTTCATCGACATCAAGAGCCGCTACGTCCCGGGCTGGTACTTCACCGAAAGTGAAAGCGCCGTCAGCACGCTCTTCGCGCTGAGCGCGGCCATGCTGGGGCATGACCATGTGCCCGCCTGGCTGTACATAGACCGTGGCGCCGGCTACCGCGCCAAGCTGCTGAGCGACGAGAGCACCGGCTGGTACCAGAAGTTCGACATCGACGTGATCGGCGCGCTTCCTGGCAACCCGCACGGCAAGGGCTGGATAGAGCGCTTCTTTCGCACCTGCCGCGACAAGCACGATAAGTTCTTTTTCGGCGGCCAGGTTTACTGCGGCCACGACATGGCTGAGGAAGTGAACCGCCGCCTCAGCGCCGAACTGGCGGCTGGCCGCCGCAAGCTGCCCAGCTTTCAGGACTACGTGAGCAGCTTCGCCAAGTTCATGGACAGCTACTTCAATGAGCCCATGGACGTGCTGGACGGCCGCACCCCGGCCCAGTTGTGGGCCGAGCTGGTGCCCGTGGCCGTGGGCGTGGAAGCCGAGGCTGTGATGCGCCCCAGCCAAGAGGCCACCGTGGGCCGGCAGACCGTGCGCCTGCACAACCGCTTCTACTACCACGAGGCCCTGGCGCTGTACGACGGCAAGAAGGTCATGGTGGAGTACGACCTACACAAGGACGGCCTGGTGTGGGTGCAAGACAAGAAGGGTCGCCTGATCTGCGAAGCCAAGCTGGTGAGCGTGATCGGCGTGCTTCCCACCAGCCGCATTGAAGAGGGCCGTGACCGGCGGCTTAAAGGCCAGGTCAAGCGCCTGGAACGCAAGCTGGATGAAGCGCATGCCCGGCGTGCCGACCCCATCAACGCCGACGCCCAGGCCCGCGCCATCGAAGACCTCGAGATCGGCGCCGAACTGGGCTTGCCAGCGCCCGCCCTGGCCCTGCAGGCGCCCGCCGACAAGCCGAACAAGCCCGCCAAAGCGGCCAGGCCAGAGGCGGACGACGACATCGTCATCGACCTCACGTCTTACAACGGAGACAAGCCATGAGCCCTATCGGCAGGCAAGTCAAGGCAGCGCAGGCGGAGAACCCGGCTGACGCGTTGCCACGCTACGCCTACAGCCAGGAAGACCTAGAGCGCGCCCGCGCCGTGGCCGAATGGCTGCAGCAACGGGACCTGCCGCGCGCCTGGCTGGCCCGTAAGGCCGGCATCAACGGCAGCACCATCAGCCAGATACTGGCGCAGAAGTACCCCAGCCCGCCCGGGGCGCTGCTGGATCAGATGCTGCAGGTGCTGGCCGTTGAGGGCGAGCGCATGGAGCATGGCTCGCCCGGCTACATCGAAGGCAGCGTGCACCGCCTGGTCTTCGTGGTGTGCGACCGCATGCGCAAGGAAGCGAACCTGGGTGTGCTGATTGCCAGCGTGGGCGTGGGCAAGACGCGCACCTTCAAGGAATACCTCAAGCGCCGCCCCCTCACGCTGATGGTGGAGGCCGACCCCAACATGACCACCGGGCGGCTGCTGGACGAGCTGCTGCAGCAGCTACGCATCGACCCGCCGTCTGGCCTGGGCCGCAAGTTCGCCGCAGTGCTGAAGGCTATCAAGGGCACCCAGTACCTGGTGATTGCCGACGAAGCAAACAACCTCTGCCCCATCGCGCTGCACTATCTGCGCCGGGTGCGTGACAAGGCTGGCGTCGGCATCGTGCTGACGGGAAACCAGAAGCTGCACGCCATGCTGGCGCCAGAGGTAGGCCAGTTTCAGGAGCTGCGCAGCCGGGTGAGCATGTGGCCGCCCACCATTGAGACCATCACTCGCGATGACATGGACGACATTGCGCGCAAGACGCTGGAGACCCTGAAGAACGCCGATGACACGGCCGTGCAGGCCACTGATGAAGTGCTGGAGGCCCTGTGGTCGTACTGCAAAGGATCGGCCCGCACGCTGACCGAAAGCCTGCTGCCTGCCATTCGTGACTACGGCGTGGGCCGCCACCTGGTGAACGCCAAGCTGATAGACAAGATCGCCAGCACCGTGTGCTTCATCAAGCGGGGAGACGCGCGATGAGCAGCAGCACCGCAAGCCTGCCGGCTTGGATCAATGACCCAGCCTCGCAGGGTAAGGCGCGCCATGTGATGACTGTGGCCGTCACCAACGACGTTGGACACCGCTTCACCTATGAGGGTGCTTTCGCCAGCAGTTTCGACGCCTACGACGACGCGCTGGAGCGATTCCAGTCGGCCGCCCGCATAGAAGTGAAGCCGAAGGATACAAACCATGCAGACACCTGAGCGCAACTGCTGCGACGGCCTATGCCAGCGCGGCCTGGTCTGCCCGGCGTTCGCGCCCGGCGTCATAGACGGGCCGCACGCCAACGGCCTGCGCCGCCGCCTTCGGTGCTGGTGGCGCGGCCTGCGCGCTTGGCTGGCAGGGGCACTGTGATGAGGCCCGCAGGTCGCATCGGCTTCGCACTGTACTTCCGCATCTTGCTGGAAGTGCACCGCGGTGGGCAGACCACCCCGCAGATCGCCCAGCGGGCGCGGGCCTGCAGCGTGGAGCAGTGCCTGTCCATTCTCAACAGCCTGCGCACCTTGCGCCTGGTGCGCCGCGAGCAGCAGCGCGTGTGGCAGCGTGGCACCACCTACTGCTGGTGGTTTGGTGCAGACGCTGACATCCGCGTGCAAACCGGCCGCCCGGCCAAGCTGCGCGCCGACATCATCACCCTGGCTTCGATCATTCGCGCCGCACAGCGAAACATGACGGCCACTGCCATGGCCGCTGAAGTGGGCCTCACCAAGCCCGCGCTAGGCCGCCACTTGGCCCAGGGGCGAGCCATCGGCCAGGTGTTCCCGGTAGTTGACTGGACCGTGCAGCCTGGCTGTGCGCCGGTGGCCGTGTATGGCTTCCACATCGGCCGCCAGGACATGCCGCCGCCACCGCCGAAGCCGCGCCAGCGCATCAACGCCGAATTTCGCAGCCGGCAGCAAGAGCGCGCGCTGTTCAGCCAGGCCGTGCGCGAGCTTTCGCGCAACGCTTCGATCTTCAACCTAGCCGCTGGGTCAGCGGCATCAACTTCCGCAAAGGACTACCTGTGAGCAAGGCTGAACCCGCCGACACCTCTGCTGCCGCCGCTGCGGCCGCCAGTGAGGCAGCCACTGAGGCCCCAAGCATTCCCCGCGGCTACTGGGAAGCCGCTGACGGCAGCCTGGTACCCGTGTCGAAGATCAAGGAAGTGGACAAGGCGCGCGACGCCGTGGTGCGCAGGCTCATAGGCTCTGCAGAGAAGGTCAGCGCCGAGCTGACCGACTTCAAGCGCCACGCCATGGCCGAGATTGACCAGTTCGTGGCGCTGAGCGCGGCGCAGTACGGCGCCGTGATGCGGGGCGCTGCAGGCAAGGGAAACGTCACGCTTGTGAGTTTTGATGGCCGGCTGAAGGTGGAGAAGCAGATCTCAGACCGCATCATCTTCGACGAGAGGCTGCAGGTGGCCAAGCAGCTGATAGACGACTGCATTCGCCGCTGGGGCAAGAACGCGGACGGCAGCCTGAAGGTACTGGTGAATCACGCCTTTCAGGTTGACAAGGCTGGGCGCGTGTCTGTGGCCAAGGTGATGGGCCTGCGCGCCGCCAAGATTGAAGACCCGAAGTGGCTGCAAGCCATGGAAGCCGCAGCCGACAGTCTGACCGTCGCCTTCAGCGTGGCCTATGTGCGCGCCTATCGGCGCAATGACAGCACGGGCGACTACGTGCCAATCAGCCTGAACGCGGCGGCGGCATGAGCCGGCCGAGCGGCATCACCGTCAGCCGAAGCAAGCGCGGCACCACCGTGAAGGCCACCGGCACTGCGGCACGGGCTGTGTTCGACGCACTGGCCACACACGTAGACGCCCGGCTGGACCCGGCACAACCGGGCCCGCACACCGTGCACTTCGAAGACCACGGCCAGGACTTCTTGGAATGGGATATCGACGCCAAGGGCGTGGTGGTGGCCAGCCGGCCGTGCCAAGCCTGGGCCTGGGTGGGCTGCACGTTGGTGGGCGAAGCCAAGGTGGGTGAGCGGCTTCGCTACCAATCGCCCGATGGCATGCAGCACAGCCCGGTCTACCCGGTGGACAGAGTCGTGCAGAAGTTATCTCCCTGATCGAGGTCGCTCGATCTTTCAACCTCCGGCCCTCGGGTCGGGGGCTTTTTCAAGGGCGTTGAGCGCGCCATTGAACAAGCTGCAAAGGGCAAGGCAATGAAGCTTCAGGTGAACGACGGTAAGCGGTGGAATCAGGTCATCAGTTTCGACCAGGCCGAGCTGCTGGAGGTTCAGTCCCTGGCCGAGAGCCTGGGCGAGCTGGCTGCCTCAATCGAGCACAGCGTCTCCTGGCGCGTGCTGAATGACTTGGAGGCCGTGGCCTGGATCTGGACCTATGCAGGCGGCTGGACGGCCTGCTCGAACCCCGGGAGCCGCTGATGCCCATCAAGCCCGAGAACGTAGCGCGCTACCCGGCCCACTGGCCGCAGATTCGCACCCAACAGCTTGGCCGGGCGCGCTACTGCTGCCAGTGGCCTGGCTGCGGCGCGCGCCACCACGCCGTGGGCCGCTGGCAGCGCACCATTGCCGGCTACGTGTTCCAGCCCTTGTCTGGCAGCCGGGAGCAAAACCTGGCTGGCCAAGGGATGCTGAGCTTCAAGGAAGCGCGCGCCATCGCCAAGGCCGACAGGGATGTGTGGGCCGAAGAACCGCTGCTGGTGATCGTGCTGACCATTGCGCACCTGGACCACACGCCAGAGAACTGCGAGCCCGAAAACCTGCGCGCCTGGTGCCAGCGCCACCACCTGGCCTATGACCAGGACCACCACGTCACCACCGCCTACATGACGCGGCGGGAACGCCGCAACACATTGGAGCTGCCGCTATGAGGACAAGGCAATGAAGACAGACATCATCACGGCCGGCGGCACTTGCTTCGACTTCGTGCACCCGGAGCGGAGCCGGTTCACGATTGAGGAGATTGCCCACCACCTGGCGCACATCTGCCGCTTCACTGGCGCCGTGCGGCAGTTCTACAGCGTTGCCCAGCATTCGGTTCTGGTCAGCCAAGTTGTGCCGCCGCAGCACGCCCTGGCCGGGCTGTTGCACGATGCTGCAGAGGCATTCATCGGCGACGTGAGCCGGCCGCTGAAGGCACTGCTGCCGGACTACAAGATCATAGAGAAGCGCGTTGAGGCCGTGGTGCTGGGGCGCTTCGGCCTGTCGCCAGACCTGCCGCCCGAGGTCAAGCACGCCGACATGGTGCTGCTGGCCACTGAGAAGCGCGACCTGATGCCGGCGCATCCCGACGACTGGGACTGCCTTGAAGGCGCCCAGCCGCTGCCGGCCAGGATCGAGCCCGTCGAAAGCGTCTTGGCGCGCCGCATGTTCATGCTGCGGTATTGGGAGCTGATGCAGTCATGAGCAAGCCCTGCCCAGGCCAAGCGTTCCCGGTGCGCCCGGCCGTCTTGCTGCCAATGTGCCGCACCTGCGCGCTGCGCGACGCCAAGGCCTCACGCGAGGCGCCGGCTCGGCATGACGGGCAGCGCTGGGTTTGCGCTGACTACGCGCGGAACGTCCCGTTGAAAGGGGTGCGTGATGAAGCCTGAAGACACCACTGCTGCTGTACCGCCTTCTTTCAAACCAGGGGTTGGGCGGCTGCGTCCGAAGCGCACAAGCCTGCGCAGGCCGATGTCCGTGCGTTGCGAGATTTGTCAGTGGCGCGGCCGGCGCCTGACACCGAGAAGCGCTCCGTGTCCGGCCTGCGGCTCGCGCGTGGAGTTCGCATGAGTAACTGGATTGTTGAACTTGAGCCCGGCGTGTTTCTCGCGCCGATCAGCGGCGACCCAGGGCGTTGCCTGGACGCACGGAATGCACGGGTCTACGACTCGCACCCCAGAGCGCGGCTTGCGCTGCTGGCTGCGCAGAAGCTGCGGCCATTTGAGGAGGCGCGCGTGACGATTGCACCGTTGCCGGACAGCGAGCCGCCGCCCGCGTGGCAGGCAACTCACTGTGACCACGGTATCCCGAAAGGCTGGTGCTCCCGCTGTGAGCTGCCTAACGTTGCAAATAAGCTGCCGCCGTAGGCGGTCAGCTTGATTTGCGTGTTGGGCGCGGGGTGGATGAACTTACGAAAGGTGGCGAGCAATGAGCAGGAGTGGCTACACAGACGACAACGACGACCCGCTGGCACAGGGCCGCTGGCGCCAGGCCGTGAAGCGGGCATTGCACGGGCAGCGCGGGAAGGCCCTGCTGCGCGAACTGGTGGAGGCACTGGACGCGATGGAAGACAAGCGCCTATACCCGGGCAGTTTTGCCACGCCAGAGGGTGAGTTCTGCACGCTGGGCGTGCTGGGCGCGAAGCGTGGCACGAAGATGGACGACCTGGGCGACGAAGACGACTGCGACCCCGCGACGGTGGGCCAGCGCTTCGGCATTGCGCCTGCGATGGCGGCCGAAATCATGTACATGAACGACGAGTGCGCCGTGGATGAGTGGAAGTGGGTAGACCTGGAGTTCTGCGGCCCGGTTCGTCCGCACTACCCTGATTGGGGCCGCCACACCAAGAGCGTAAGAGTGCACAACGACAACCACCCGCGCGAGCGCTGGCAGCGTATGCGCGCCTGGGCGGTGGAGAACCTGCAAGCGCCCAACGTCAAGTGAACAGCACGCGTCGCTGCCTATCCGAATAGCCATCCAATGCAAACCATTGATTCTCAGTCCCTTGCCGCTGATAGTCGCGGCACTGAAGGCCAGATAAGCAGCGCGCGTCCACGAATGCTGACCGACGCCGTGCGTGAAGCCATTCGAGTTCGGCACTACGCGCTGAAGACGGAGAAGGCCTACGTCTACTGGACGCGGGACTTTGTACGCTTTCACGGCCGGCGCCATCCGCGGGAAATGGGCGCGGCTGAAGTCGAGGCCTACCTCTCCCACTTGGCTGTCCAGCGAAACGTCACAGCCAGCACAGCCAAGCAAGCCCGTAGCGCGTTGTTGTTTCTCTATGCACAGGTGCTTGGCGTCAGCCTGCCGTGGCTGGACAACATCGTGCAGGCCAAGGCGAGTCAGCATGTACCCATGGTGCTGTCCGTCGAAGAGTTGCGGCGGGTGTTCGCCAAGACCGAAGGCACTGAAGGTCTGATTCTGCGGCTGATGTATGGATCGGGCCTGCGCCTGATGGAGGCGCTGCGTCTTCGCTTCAAGGATCTGGACCTTGAGCGCCTGCAGGTCACTGTGCGTGACGGCAAGGGCGCGAAAGATCGCGTCACAACCCTCGCGCGCAGCCTGCTGCCAGACCTGCGCGCCCAGCTTCTGCAGCGTGAGCGCTGGCATGCCAAGGACATGGCGACCGGTTATGCCGATGTCGAGATGCCGCATGCGCTGCGCGTCAAGTTTCCGCGCGCCGCCAGCTCGCTGGGTTGGCAGTTCGTCTTTGCCACCAAGGGCTACTGCGCCAATCCGCGTGAGGCGGGCGTCTTGCGCCGCCACCACCTGCATGAAACATCCATCCAGCGTGCCATGAAAGCCGCTGTGCAGGCTGCCGGCGTGCACAAGCCGGCCACCCCGCACACGCTGCGCCACTGCTTCGCCACGCACCTGCTTGAGTCCGGCAAAGACATCCGGACAGTGCAAGCCCTGCTGGGACATGCCGATGTCAGCACCACCATGATCTACACGCATGTGGCACAAGTGGGCGCCAGCGGTACGCGCAGCCCGTTGGACGCATTGCAATGAGCAGCGCCACCACGGCCGCCTTCGAGGTCAAGCTCATTCAGATCGGCCGTCGTGCGCTGCAGCTTGACGACGGCACCTACCGCGACATGCTGGCCCGTTTCAGCGGCGGCAAGACAAGCAGCACCGCGCTCACGGCCGCCGAGCGCCAGCAGGTGCTTGCCCACATGAAGGCCAGCGGCTTCGTGGTGAAGCCCAAGTCCGGCAGCAAGGCGGCGGCTGAATCCGGCTGGCAGCGTGCGCCGCAGATGCGCAAGCTGCGCGCCATGTGGTACGTGCTGGCCGATGCCGGCGAGGTAGACCCCCCGGCCGACATGGACGCCTGCAATGCCGCCATCGAGACCTGGGCCAAGCGCCAGCTTGAAGCCCGTGTGTTCAGCGCGCTGCGCTTTGCCACCGGCCCGCAGATGGACAAGCTCATCGAGAGTCTGAAGATGTGGCTCGGCCGGCTGGGCCTGGCCACTGATTGACGCACATGTCCCGCCCCGCCAGCGCCACCGGTATCGCACTGCACATGCTGCCTGTACAGCTGCGCATGCTGGTGCGGCTGATGGGTGAGGCGGCGGCCTACCGCCTGGTGCAGGAACGGGGCGGCACGCCGTTCACCGTGCCGAAGAACGCCCGATCACCGCAGTTTGCCGGCCTGGTGGACCTGGTTGGCATTGATGCTGCAGCCGCCCTGGTGGCTGAGTTGTCGGGGCAGACGCTGCACCTGCCGAAGTACGACGGCGTGCTGCGCCAGCTTCGCCACCAGCGCGTCATAGATCTGCGCAGCCGCCATCGCATGCAGTTGGCCGACATTGCGCTGACCACCGGCTACACCGTTCGGCAAGTCATCAACGTGCTGAATGCAGCCCGCATGCAAGATGGGCTGCTGCCCGGCGAGCCGGCGGCCGCCCGCGGGCAGGCCCATCTTCAGACTGACCTGTTTGACGACGACGATGACGCTGCGCTGGCCGAATCTGCACCCGCGGGCGCAGAATTGATCCCCGCGCCACCCGCCCTAGGGCCTCAAAAGCCCCGCCAGGCCGTTTAATACCCGTTTAAAACCGCCGCGAACGGGTGCCGGGCTACATCCCCACCTACCGGCCAGAAAAACGGCGCGAATCGCCTTCCTCTTCCGGCGCCAGCGGCGGGTGAAGCATTTCACCAAGACCGCAAGATGATTGCTCGGCACAGTGCCGGGCATGGCGAAGCAAGACACCAGCTCCAAACCCCCGGCCCTGCGGCCTGTTGCTGCAGCGGCGCGCCACGCGTTCAAGGGCTTGAAGGACTGGATCGAGGTCTTTGCCGCCGGCACCCGCACCGACAGCAAGGGTCGCGAAGTCACGTTCGCCGAGGGCGACCTGGACCAGATGGTGGCCAATGTGGCCGGCGCCGGTGTGCCGCACGTCATTGGCCACCCGAAAGAGATTGACCCGGCCTACGCTTGGAGCAAGCCCGGCGACGTGAAGCGCGAAGGCGCTTCGCTGCTGGTGTTGGCCAGCGACGTGAACCCCGATTTTGAAGCCGGCGTTGACGGCGGCGCCTGGCGCGAGCGCAGCGTCTCTGTCTACAAGGACCCGCAACGCGGATGGGTGCTGCAGCACATCGGCTGGCTGGGTGCTGTGGCGCCCGCCGTCGCTGGCATGAAGGCGCTGAGCTACTCGGCGCCGCCTGCCGGTGCTGAGGTCTTCGAGTTCGCGTCAGAAGACATGGAAACCGGCTGGGCGCTGGGCGACATCGCCCGCCTGCTGCGCAGCCTTCGTGACTGGGTGATCAGCGACAAGGGCCTGGACGTGGCCGACAAGGTGTTGCCCGACTGGACTGTCACCTCGGTGGCTGAAGCCGCGCGTCGTATCACAGACGCGGCGCTGGCCGAAAGCGCAGACAAGAGGGGCGCTATGCCCATGTTCAACCGCGGCGCCACCACCACCGCCCGCACCGGAGAAACCACCATGACCATCACTGAAGCCGACCTGAACAAGGCGCGCGAAGAAGCCGCTGCCAAGGCTACTGCCGACACGCAGGCGCAGTTCGCGGCACAAGGCAAGGAACTGGCCGAGCTGCGCGCCCAGCGCCAGAGCGAACGCATTGGCGTGCAGATCAACGGCTGGAAGGCCGCGGGCCTGCTGCTGCCGGCTGAAGAGCCTGGCCTGGCTGAGTTCATGGCCGCGCTGGAGGGCGGCCAGGCGGGCGAGTTCAAGTTCTCGGCTGCTGACAAGAGTGAGGCAACGAAGACCCCCGCGCAGTGGTTCGCCGCCTACGTGGCTGGCCGCAAGGCGCTGAAGCTGGGCAGCAGCGGCATGCACAAGGGCGATGAGCCGAAGCCGGCCGTCGACACCAGCAGCTACGTGGCCATTGCCCGGGCCGCCAATGAGTTCGTGACCAGCGAAGCCGCTGCCGGCCGCGTGGTGAGCGTGGCCCAGGCGGTGATGCACGTCACCACCAGCGCCGCCGCCTGAGCCTCCGCCCGATCAACGCACCACCACCACCATACCGAGGACCGTAATGGCCATCAATGCAGACTTTCGCTCGCGCACCGCCGAAGCCGCGGTGGCGGGCTACCGCATCGTCAAGTCCGGCACCGCGCCCCGTAGCTGCGTGCAGGCCAGTGCTGCCGCGGACAAGATCATCGGCACCTCAGACGGCGACGACGGCGGCTACATCAGCTACGCCATCGGCGAAGAGGTGAACGTGGCCGTGGGCCCGGTGCCCAAGGTGCGCCTGGGCGGCACCGTGGTGGCCGGCGACAGGCTCACCAGCGACGCCAACGGCAAGGCCATAGCCACCGTCACCATCGGGCACCAGATCATCGGCGTGGCCGAGGTGCCTGGCGTGGCCGACGACGTCATTACCTACTTGCGCTCGCTGGGCACGGTGTGACGCTGCTGCGTCGCGCCTGAATCCGCCTGACCCTAACACCCGACACCTGGAGCCCGAAGCACCATGGCTACTTCTCCGTTCGTGATCGTCCCGAGTCTCACCGCCATTGCGGTGGCGTACTCGCAGAAGAACCTGATCGCCGACATGCTGCTGCCGCGCGTGATGGTGGACACCCAGGCATTTCGGTACATCAAGTACGCGCTGGGCGACGCGTTCAAGATCCCCGACACCCGCGTCGGCCGCAAGGGCGCGCCGAACCAGCTGGACTGGGGTTCGACCGAGCTGACCGACCAGACCTTCGACGAGGGCTTGGACAGCCCCGTGCCGAACGCCGACATGATGGCCTGGGAAAAGGCGCAGCAGGCCGGCAGCGGCTACGTCAGCCAGGTGGACCCGATTTCGAACGCCACGGTACGTGTTACCGGCGCGGTGCAGAACCGGCGCGAATTCCGTGCATCGGGCCTCATCACCAACCTGGCCAACTACGCCACCGCCAACAAGGTGACTCTCAGCGGCACCGGCCAGTGGAGCGACTACACCAACAGCGACCCGCTGTCGGTAATCATGACGGCGTTTGACAGCATGGTGATGCGCCCGAACATCGGCTGGATGGGCCGCCAAGTGGCCACCAAGCTCACCATGCACCCGAAAGTGTGCAAGGCCGTCTTCGGCCAGCAGACCGACGCCGGCATCGCGCCCATGCGCGCCATTGCCGACCTGCTGGGCCTGGACGACATCTACGTGGGCGACGCGTGGATTGACACCGCAGCGCCCGGCCAGGCGTCGGTGCTGTCGCGGGCCTGGGGCAAGGACTGCGGCTTCATGTATCGCAACATGACGGCCGACACCCGCGGCGGCGTCACTTTCGGGATGACGGCGCAGTGGGGCGACAAGGTGGCCGGCACCATCGAAGACCCTGATGTTGGCCTGCGCGGCGGCCAGCGGGTGCGTTCGGGCGAATCGGTGAAGGAGTTGATAACCGCCAACGACCTGGGCTATCTCTTCAAAGCGGCGGTGGCCTGATCATGGTTGCAGCCAAGAAGACCCAGAAGAGCAGTGCTCCGACCGACAAGGCCGCGGGCAATCCTGCGGCTGATGCCGCCAACACGTCCAAGCTCATCGCGAACGACCAGGTTGCCAGGAGTGCTGAATCCGGCGATGCCGGCCCAGCCGAGCCAGGCGATGCTGGTGCTGCCGATGTACTTGTTGCCGTTGCTGCGGAAGATGCAAGCGCCGAGCTGGTGGCCAGCGCGCCGCAGACTGAGACACCGGCGCCGGGCGCCAGCCACCTCTACGAGGTACTGAGCCCGCTGCGTCACGACGGCCAGCTCTACGAGCCTCGCGACGGTGTGGAACTGACGGCCGAAGAGTCGGCCCCGCTGGTGGGCCACACGGTGCGCGCCGTAGCACCCGGCACCCCGCTACGCCGGCCGATCTTGGCCGGCCAGCCAGTGGTCGAGCCGCGCCTGGCCTACCGCGTGCTGAGCCCGCTGGACCACGACGGCAAGCGCCGGGCGGTGGGCGCCGAGCTGCAGTTGACGCAGAGCCAGGCCGCGCCGCTGCTGGGGCACACGGTTGAGCTAAAGGGCGAGTAGGGCCGGGGCATCGAGGGCCCAGCTTCGAGCGGCCGTATTCGGCTTGGCGCATGGACATGGTTTGAATGGGGTTCGAGCATGCCGATTCAGGTGAGTAGCAAGGGGCTGAGCTTCGGCGGCGTCAACTACGCGCCCTACGCATACATCGATTGGTTCACGCCGCAGCAGGAAGGGCAGGCCACGCAGGGCGGCGACGCGTTCTATGTGCCGGCACGCGCTCTCACGCCAGCCCAGACGGCGCAGGTAGCCTCGATCATTGGTGTAACAGGGACCAACCCGGACACGCCCAAGAAGGTATTGGCAATTGCCAACGACGGCAGCGCCTCTGTCTTCTTTGACCCTGCTCCGCGCGCCACCGGCTACACGGTGACAGCCAGCAACGGTGCCACTGCGCAGGGCGCCGCATCGCCAATCAAGGTTTTGGGCCTCACGAATGGGGTGCCGCTGACATTCCAGGTGACGGCATCGAATTCTTCGGGATCTGTAACGTCGGCTGCTAGCAACGCGGTAACGCCGACATCGCGCCCAGTAGCTCTTGCCGGCATCGACAACATTATTTCCTGGTGGGAGGCGGACGCGTTGCCTGTCGTCGCCGACGGTACGGCAGTTAGCTCGTGGATCGAAGTTTCCGGCAATGGCTACCACTTGGCGCAGGCCATCGGAGCGCGTCAGCCCGTCTACAAGACGGCTGGAAACTGGGGCGGCGGCGGCTCGGGAAAGCCCGCTGTGCGGTTCAGCCAGGTCGGATCTGACTGGGACGAAATGAACGGCCTTCTGACATCCATCTTGACCGGGCCTGTGGTGACCTGGTTTCTCGTCTTCTCAATCACTACCGGAACGAACGGGCAAGGCGGGCGTGACATGCGGATTGTCACGAACGAGCTGACCCGCGGCGATGGCGGCTTCTGCGTCTGCGCCAACGACGGCAATGGTGGCGCGAACGGTGCAGGTGGAGCTGGAAACTGGCATTCAGTGCGCGGTGGAGTGACAAACAACTCCGGGTCGGCAATCGCTACCAACACGATTTACATCCTGAGCATCGTGACGGGAAAGCAGTTCTTCGTTAACGGAGTCAGGCAGCCAACCAAATACGGCGGTATCGAACCGCTATTGCAGCGCGACAACCCCTTCAATCTCGGCGCCGTGTTCGGCCAGAACACGGCCGGCGCCTCGGTGGATATGGCTGTCCCCGGCTTGGTTGTTCGTGGCGCCCAGCCTGACGCGCAACGCCAGGCGGTAGAGGCGCTATTTGGCACGAAGTACGGCGTGAGCATGGCCGTGCAAGCCACCGTCTGAGGCAATCATGACTACCACCATCGGCCCTGTCGCCCCGAGCAACCCGCAGCCGCTCGACATCTGGCACAGCACGGCGCTGGCCTACGCAAGATTCCCGTCGCATCCCGGCGAGACCTATGTGGCAGTGGACGCTGGCGCCACGCCTAGCCAGGAACCAAATTCCTGGTACTACAACGGGCTGATCTACTTGCTGTTGAACCAGTCGGCGGCGCTGGTTCTGTACACAGCGCCTGCGCCGGTAGGCGGTAGACCTCAGGATGTGGTGTTCACCAAGGTCGGCACTGTGATGGGCGGAGGTGTTGGGGGCGAGGCGTCGGGTGTCGTACACCCGAGCAAGTTCATTGACGGCCCATGGAACACCGACTCGACCATGGTCTACATCGACTACATCACGGCCGGCAACGGCCTGATCGTCAAGCGAGCTGGCGCGACTATGGCAGCCATCGCCGCATCGCCGACGACGGCATTTGCTGGCAGTCAAGCTGTACTCATCCAGAAGGCTGGCGGTGTGCTGCCCGATGCGCTGCAACTGGGGAACTACGGCGGCGTCAACTTGTCGCCAATCGGCGGCAACTATGGCCTGCTGGTGGAGGCACTGTGGGGCACCGGAAGCGACTCTTGGAATCCAGTCTTTGCCACTTGCGCAACCGCAACCGGAACCCATTCGGTCGAGACGGGCATCCTCAAGTCCATGGACGCCCAGCCTGGGCATCAGCGCTCAAAGCAGAACCCAATTCCCCCGACGACAAACTTCCTGCTGGAAGGCTGGCGCGGCTGGATGGGCGCGGGTTCGCCGATCTGGGAGAACGGGCAGTTCGTGATGATCACGCACGGCTGGAAGACAGGTTCTGGCGACGGAAATCCGACCAGCGACTTGTATCGTCTGACATCGCCGAATTGCAGGAATTGGACCGTCGATCTGTGGGGCTATCCAATCTATGCCCGCCAGGACACTCGCTACGAGCACGATCAGGTAGCGGATGCGGACCCCTGCTGGGTGCCTGGCGGCTGGTGGTGCTTCTGGACAGCGGCCAGCAATCCAAGCAATACCTTCGTCGTCAAGTGGGCGCCGCTGAGTGCAACGACGCTCATGCGAGACGGCATGGTGTGGTCGCCGATGGACCAAAGCCGCCCACAGATTGGCAGTCAGAGCCTCGTACCGGAGGCGCGCTATGCCATCAGCGGGCAACCGGTAAAGCCTTTCGGCGACTACCTTATTGATCCTTCAAACACTGCTGGCTTTGTATTTCCGCTGCCACGCGGGGCGCACGGCACTTTGATTGGCGCGGCAAATGGAGGAACCGGCACCGGAACCGTCCAGGCGACGTGCACCGCGCCTGCAACCTTCGCTTCCAGCGGCACGCAATCCGACGCCACTACGCTGGCCAGAGGGCAGGCCGTCGTTTTCAAATGCCTCAAGGAATCGGCGGCAGTCGAGACCTGGGTGCGGCTGGGCTGATCTTCCAATACGCGCTAACCCATGCCCTACGCCACCCCCACCCGCTACCTGAGCCGCTTCGGCCTGGACGAAGCCGTGCAGCTACTCGCAGACGAGGAAGCGCTGCTCACAGCCACGCTGCTGAAGGACGCGATTGCTGTTGCCGCTGGCGGCGCCTGGACTGGCACCCCCAGCGACGCCGAAAAGGCCGCCGGCACGGCCGCGCTGGAGCGGCTGACGCGCCAGCTTACCGTTGCATCCAACTTCATGGACGGCTACTTGCGCGCCGCCGTCACGCTGCCGCTGGAAGAGAACGACGCCAACGCCGGCACACTGGAAGACTGCTGCCTGGCGCTCACCAGGTGCGGCATCGCCGACGATCCCGACAACGCCACCGAGCGCATGGACGGCGC